TTGATCAGAAACCCTACTCTTACTGGTGCATCTTACACAACTGGCTCGTTTAATCATGTAGACTTTGATGTTGCAGCTACAGCACTCAGCGGTGGAACTATTGTAGATCAAGGTTATCTCAGTTCATCTAACCAATCCGGTGGCAGTTTCGAGCAAGCAGAAGTATACAACTTCAATCTTCAACTTGGCGTAAGCCTTAGTGGCACGAGTGATGTTATGACACTAGCTGCTCGTGGCCTAAGTGGCACACCTGATATCATTGGTGCTCTGGCATTTTGGGATTTGACTGACTGATGCAAGACACGTATCGTAAAAAACGTACTGTTTCGTTGGAGTTGGGCACAACTAACTCCGACATTTACACATGTCCTGATAGGTATGATGGCGATGTCAACAGCATCATTGTCTCTAATGCTACCGCTAATGATGTTACTGTCAGTCTCGATTGGTATAATAATCTCAATACTACCTATTACACAATCATGGAACAAGTTACGCTTAAACCTTATTCGTTTGTTCAGTTGACTGAGTATCCTTTGTATTTGCGTAAGTCTGACAAGATACGTGGACTGGCTAGTGTAGTAAGTGCTATTACTGTAACAGTAGCGGTTGAAGAACATTTTAATGGTGCCGCATTCTGATATTGCATACGGGCTTTGCATTAACGTAGGTGGTATGGTATAACTAAGTATGGTATAACTGTTCTCATGGGCTAGTGCCCTATAACAATGGAGAACAGAATGCTTAACTACTTTAAGTCCATGTGGGACTCACTGGTTGACTACCAAAACAAACGTGCCACTGTAATGATGCTTTCGCGTCTTAGCGATAAAGAACTTGCTGACATTGGCATTAGCCGCTACAACATTCACGAAATGGTGTTTGGTGATGAAACAAACGAAATCCAAAGTAAACGAAGCTGGCAACTACACCAAACCCGCTATGCGGAAACGTCTGTTTGAAAGCATTAAAGCTGGAGACAAAGGCGGTAAAGCTGGACAATGGTCTGCACGTAAGGCGCAAATGCTTGCAAAACAATATAAAGATGCTGGCGGTGGGTACAAATAATGGCACTGGCTAAATCACAGAAGTCTCTTAATGAGTGGACGAAACAAAAGTGGAGAACCAAAAGTGGTAAGCCGAGTACTCAAGGACCAAGTGCTACTGGTGAACGTTATCTTCCAGAGGCGGCGATTAAAGCAATGTCTTCGGCGCAGTATGCTGCGTCTAGCGCAAAGAAAAGAAAAGACACAAAAGCTGGTAAACAGTTTTCTAAACAACCTGAACAAGCGGCTAAGACTGCCAAACGTTTCAGGTGATCTTGACTAAACTGTTACCAGAGATGTGCAATGGACCCAATATCTATTATTGCTGCTGCGACTACTGCTTTCAATGCTATCAAAAAAGGTATTGAGATTGGCAGAGAACTTCAAGATATGGGTGGTCAGCTATCTCAATGGGCTACCGCTATTAGTGATCTTGAGTTCATCGAGCGACGAGTTCAAGACCCGCCTTGGTACAAAGCGTTTAGCTCTAGTATTCAAGCAGAAGCAATAGAAATATTTGCAGCCAAACACAAAGCGCAAGCTATGCGCGATGAACTTAAGCAGTATATACAATTCTCGCACGGTCAATCTGCGTGGAATGAACTACTGGCAATTGAAGCAAAGATACGTGTGCAGCGTCAAGAACACGAGTATCGTAAACAAGAGATAAAAGAAAACATTGTTTCTGGTTTGCTACTGTTCTTGTCGCTCACAAGTATCACCGCTATGCTGACGCTATTTGCATGGGTTTACTTTTCGTATGGTAATTGATTTCGATATCGACAAGGATGGTAAGGTTAGTCCAGAAGAAGTGGAACGCCGTGAGCGTATGCTTGAACTGGAGCTACGTGAAGAAAAAGCTGATGCACAAAAGCGTATGGCTTGGGTAGCAATGGCAGCGATGATTGGATTCAGTGTCGTATTGTTTAGCCCTATCGTTACTGATGGTCGTGTGTCTGCATTAGCTGATCTGCTCGGATTGTTTTACATTGCACAGACTGGCGTAGTTGCTGCATACATGGGTGCTACTGCTTACATGGCAACCAAGACACCTGTATCGAGTCGTAGTGCTGCAATGTCTGGAAGTGAAAAGGATTACTGATGGGTGCCTCTAATTTTGAACGTGTAATGCGTGAAATCTTTCATCACGAAGGTGGATACGTAGATCATCCTGCCGATCCGGGTGGTGCTACAAATAAAGGTATCACGTTTGCTGTTCTTCAATCTTGGCGCGGTAAACCTATTACTAAGCAAGATGTCAAAGATATTACAGAAGAAGAGGCAAATGACATCTACCAAATAAACTACTGGCGCCCTACTAAATGCGATCAATTGCCTGATGGCGTTGATCTTGTAATGATGGATGGTTCAGTAAATTCTGGTATTGGTCGAGCACCAAAGTGGATTCAACTTGCTGTAGGCGTTGAACCTGATGGTAAAATTGGCCCAATGACTATAGCTGCAATTAATAATGCAGACCCAATAAAAGTTATTGACATGGCCCTTGATGCTCGGCTAAACTTCTTGCAACGCCTTAAGCATTGGGAAACCTTTGGCAAAGGGTGGAAGCGTCGTGTCGATAGCGTACGTCAAGTAGCTAAAGACATGGCAAAATAGTGGTTAAGTGGCTTGTAGTATTGTTTCTACTTTCATCCTGCTCCAGTCTCCCATTAGGGCTGCTGGGTGGTGGTGGACCTAATGTAGCAGCCAATGTGCAAGCTGGTAAGACCAACAATCAGACAATCGGTATGTCTGAGCAAACGTCACAAGAGATTCGTGTAGAAACTATCCAAGGCACTATACAACAAAGCAAAGACAGTAATAGTGTCAGGACAGAACGAGTAGAAAATCTGACTGTAAACGAAATACCTGTTTGGGTTATTTTGCTTTTGCTATTGGGTTGGTTGCTTCCTACTCCTACGGAAATGATGCGAACAGTTGTTGGTTGGTTTAAACCCACTAGACAAAAATATAGGTGATACATGGCACGTGAACTTACAGAAAAACAGAAGGCTTTCCTTGCTTATCTTTTTGATGAGGCAGAGGGCAATCATGTTGTTGCTAAACGCATGGCTGGGTATTCTGAACACGTGCGGACTTCTGAAATTCTCAATAGTCTTAAGGAAGAAATCCTTGAAGCTACTCAGATGTATATGGCACGTAATGCTCCCAAAGCGGCTATGTCTCTTGTAGGCGCAATGCACGACCCGACTGAACTTGGTATTCGTGACAAGATGGCTGCTGCCAAAGAACTGCTTGATCGTATTGGTCTGGTTAAAGTTGAGAAGATGCAAGTGGAAGCAAAAGGCGGTGTAATGCTCATGCCTCCTAAGAATACTAGCACGGATGATGATGAATAGAACTGTAGGCAAATGGAGCTTGCCACAGCCACTCGGACTTAAAAATGAAAATGAGTGGCTTCCTGTTCCAAAGATAGCTCGCACAATTCCATTCGGTTACAAAGTTGATCCAGAAGATGACGGAGTGCTACTGCCAATCAAGAATGAACTTGATCTGCTAGAAAAGGCTAAAGACTATCTTAAACGTTACTCCTATCGTGAAGTAGCAAACTGGCTAAGCAGAAACACTGGTAGATACATATCGCATGTAGGATTGAGAAAACGAATAGACGATGAGCGCAGAAGAAAAAACAAGGCTGGAATCTATCGCAGATGGCACGACGTTGCGAAGAAGGCGCTCGCCAAGGCGGATGAACTCGAACAGAAACGCCTCAACGCGAAAGCAATCAACGGAAGCGGAGAAGGAAGCGCCGAAGCAGGAACCAGTTAAGACTGTAGCATTTGAAGATACGACAGTTCCTATTGAGGAATACAATGTTGTCTTCAAGCCTAATGCTGGTCCACAGACTGAGTTCCTTGCCGCTGGTGAACGTGAAGTGCTGTATGGCGGTTCTGCTGGTGGTGGTAAGTCGTATGCCATGCTTGCTGACCCGCTACGCTACATGGGTCATCCTGCATTTAGTGGACTGCTTCTGCGTCATACTACAGAAGAACTGCGTGAACTTATCTTTAAGTCGCAAGAAATGTATCCCAAGATTTGGCCGGGAATTAAATGGTCAGAGCGTAAGATGCAATGGATTGCTCCATCTGGTGCTCGCCTATGGATGTCCTATCTAGATCGTGAAGAAGATGTGTTGCGCTATCAAGGTCTGGCGTTTAGCTGGATTGGCTTTGACGAATTGACGCAGTGGCCTACGCCGTTTGCATGGAACTACATGCGCTCGCGTCTTCGTTCTACTGCACCTGACCTGCCTGTGTTTATGCGAGCCACTACCAACCCCGGTGGACGCGGACATAACTGGGTCAAGAAGATGTTCATTGATCCTGCCCCTGCAGGCAAAGCTTTTGATGCTACCGATATTGAATCAGGTGAAACACTACGTTATCCTGAAGGACATCCTAAAGCTGGCAAAGCACTGTTTAAACGTAGGTTCATACCTGCACGACTAAGTGACAACCCATATCTTGCTGCTCAAGGTGATTACGAAGCAATGCTTCTGTCACTGCCTGAACAACAAAGACGCCAACTGCTTGATGGTGATTGGGATATCAAAGAAGGTGCGGCATTCACTGAGTTTAATCGTAACATTCATGTGATTGATCCTTTTAGGATACCAAGCAACTGGGTTAAGTTTAGGGCTTGTGACTACGGATACGGATCGTATAGTGCTGTTGTTTGGTTTGCTGTAGCACCCGATAATCAACTCATTGTGTACAGGGAATTGTATGTAAGTAAAGTGTTGGCTACCGATCTTGCCGATATGGTTTTGCGACTAGAAACAGAAGACGGCAATATCAAATATGGTATACTAGACTCGTCGCTATGGCATAAAAGGGGTGACACAGGCCCTTCACTGGCAGAGCAGATGATAATGCGTGGATGCAGATGGCGTCCGTCGGATCGTAGTAAAGGCTCTCGTGTTGCTGGCAAAAACGAAGTGCATCGTCGATTGCAAGTAGATGAAGACACGCAAGAACCACGGATGGTGTTCTTTAACACATGTGTCAATCTAATTGCACAGCTTCCTGCTTTGCCGATTGACAAGAGTAATCCAGAAGACATTGATACTACTGCAGAAGATCACTTGTATGATGCATTGCGCTATGGTATCATGTCCAGACCGCGATTTAGCATATTTGATTACGATCCTAACGGTAGGCCGTCAGGCGGTATGAGAATGGCAGATGCTACATTCGGCTATTGAAGGTAATACAAATGGCTATAGATAACGACATCTTTATCGAAGACGACGCTGTTGTTCTCGGTGATAGCACTAACTCTACGCAAGAGGATGCAAACACTAGCCGTATTATCGGTTATGTGCAAGAACGTTTTCTGCGTTCTGAGACTACTCGTCGTCAAGATGAAGAGCGTTGGCTTCGTGCATATCGTAACTATCGCGGTATCTATGGGCCGGATGTACAGTTTACTGAAACAGAAAAGTCTCGTGTCTTTATCAAAGTAACCAAAACAAAAACGCTTGCAGCGTACGGACAAATTGTTGACGTTCTGTTCGCAAACAATAAGTTTCCTATTAGCATTGATCCTACAGAACTTCCTGATGGCGTAGTTGATAGCCTGCACTTTGATCCTATGGAACCCGAGCAACTCCGTACAAATGGTATGGATGAGCCTGTTAGTCCGTATGGTTATAAAGGTGATGGCCGTGAGTTGCCCAAAGGTGCGACTGTAAAAACTTTGCGTGAAAGCATGGGTACTCGTCTTGCAGATAAACTGCAGGACATTACTGGTGTTCGTGAAGGTCCGGGAACTACACCGTCTTCTGTTACGTTTGAACCTGCAATGATTGCAGCTAAAAAGATGCAAAAGAAAATTCAAGACCAACTTGATGAGTCTAATGCATCTAAGCATCTGCGTAGCACAGCATTTGAAATGGCGCTATTTGGCACGGGCGTAATGAAAGGCCCGTTTGCTGTTGATAAAGAGTATCCCAACTGGGAAGATGACGGCACCTACAATCCTGTATTTAAAACCGTTCCTCAAGTTTCGCATGTGTCTGTGTGGAACTTTTACCCTGATCCTGATGCAAGCAATATGGATGAGGCGCAGTTTGTAATTGAGCGCCACAAAATGTCGCGCAGTCAACTGCGTTCGCTTAAGCGTCGTCCGTATTTTCGTAGTGCTGTCATTGATGAAGTCATTTCGTTTGGTGAAAACTACGTCAAAAAATATTGGGAAGATGATCTTGCGGATTACGCACCTGATCATGGCATTGATCGCTTTGAAGTGCTTGAGTATTGGGGTATGGTTGATGTCGATCTTCTTCTTCAATACGGCATGGACATTCCGCGTGAACTGCGCGATGTAGACGAACTCCAAGCTAACGTGTGGATTTGTAATGGTAAACTTCTCCGCATGGTGCTTAATCCGTTTAAGCCTGCTGTCATTCCTTACATGGCATCGCCTTACGAACTTAATCCTTACAGCTTCTTTGGTGTTGGTATTGCCGAAAACATGGACGATACGCAGACACTGATGAACGGTTTCATGCGTATGGCTGTTGATAACGCTGTGCTTAGTGGCAATCTGCTCATTGAGATTGATGAGACTAACTTGGCACCGGGACAAGACCTTACTGTGTATCCCGGCAAAGTGTTTCGTCGTCAAGGTGGTGCGCCGGGACAAGCTATCTTTGGTACTAAGTATCCCAACGTGTCC